CATCTCCCACAGTAACCGTGTAGTAAAACGCCTCATGTGTGGTGATAGTGCCGTCTGCCGCATGGCTTTTGATCTCCATTGGTTTCAATCCGGCGTTGGCCCCGGTGGTAAAGGCGATAGTTCCTTCTCCGAAATAGTCCGCCGCCTCAGCCCGCGTGCTGTCCCGGAACACGCTGTTTGACGTGACGTTTGTAATCGTTCCAGTTACAGTGATCGGCCCCAAGGCAATCTTGCAGCCAGCGTACTCCTGCCCGCCGAAACGCTTGGGGCATGACGCCGTATATGTTTTGCCTACCGACTGATTGAGCGCATCAACCAGCATCATCATCTCGGCGGTGTAGCGGTCGTCCTTGACCGTGGTGCGCCCGAGGATAGCCACGCCCAGCGGTTCTTCGTCAACGGTCGGACTGTTCCAAGTGGTTGCGAAGGCATAGACCCTGGCATTGTCGAATACCCCGGACACGATCTGATCGAATCCGATACCGGCGATATTGGCGATACCTTCGAGATCAATCACACCAGGCGACATATTGGCTTCGCTGGCTTGGCCGCTGAACTGATAACCGGAGTCGGTTTTGTAAGTATTCGCTCCCATGACCAGATCGCGCACATGGTCAGTGAGGTAAATAGTTGATCCCCAAAGCGGAACAATGCGTAGACAATGGACGCGGTAGCGACGATCAGCTACGGCAGGTTTCATTTATTGCCGTACCAGATGATCGGCGGCAGGGGCTTCCCATTTTCTTTACCTGCCCATGTTAGGTACGCTGGGTTTTGTAGCGGGATAGGCTTCGTGTAGTCAATCTTCTTTGCAGATGGCGTCATGTGGTTGGCCTTTTGTCTTAGCAGTTTCATGGGTTGAGAATCTCGATGATTTCAATCTGGCTGGATTCGCGGATGTCCTGGGTGATATGGTTCACATCGATGCGGGAATTGAAGCGGCATGGAATGTCGAACTCGCATCCACCCTTGACCACCTCGCCGGTCTGCGGGTTGGTGTTGACCGTTCCGCCGCTTGTCCAGGTGCTGAACGCCGTCGAGTTGATGTTGACGGTGATGTGCGTAGCATCGGTGCTGGTGATAGTGCCTCGCAGTCCATTGATCTCAGTCATCCCGACGTTGCCAGAGAAATAAACCGACTCGTTGGCAACGAAGGTGTGCGACCCTACCGTGACGACTGCGCTGGCTGCCTTGGTAATTCCCGTGATGCTGCGGGTCTTGTTGGCAGCGAATGTAACGCGCCCGGTAGTGGTGTCCACACTCCACATCGTTGTGACTGTCTGTTCCAGAGACCCGATAGCCACTTTTGTTGTGGAGGCAACCGGCTTGAAGATCGTGCGGTAAGGCGTACCGATGCCGAGTGGGGTTCCGCCGCTGCCGTAGGCAACCTGAAGCTGGTACACAGTGCCAGTGGTGATTACCTGAAGCGTCTGGTCGGTCGCGGTCGGCGTACCTGTGCGCGATGCAGTGCTGAAATCGTCCATCGCCTTGACGCGGAACCCGGCGAACATACCGTATGCCCGGTGATACAGCGCGAGCACCTGCGACCACAGATCGGCGGTCTGCTGGGTATACATCACGTTCCATATTCGTCTGGGGTAGGGATGGGTCAGCCTGCGGTATTCGCTTCCATTGGCAGTCTGAGTGATCTCAACGGTGTATTCGTCGGAATAGCTGGCACCCATGCGCACGCTGATTGGCAGGCTCTCTTCTAAAAAGTCAGGCATACCGTTGCGCCCCGTTCAGCATTCCAAGCGCTTCGCGGGCGCCCTGTCCAGCAGCACGTCTAACATCCGGCGCACTGGTTCCATTAACATTAACGATAATGGTATGTCCTCCGGCCCGCTGGCCCTTGGTATGATCCACAACGGTTTCATTAGGATGCAGAACCGACAGAAAACCGCCGATTCCATCAACTCCTCCACTGCGTGATCCTGATCCGGTGAATCCGCCACCGGAGAAATTCATCAACTTTCCGAATGCGCTTAATGCACCCCCAACTAAACCAGACCCACTGCCGCCAGAAACCAAATCACCGAATAAACGCCGAGTAAGATCAGCTGCGACAGCCTCGGCAATCATTTTTCGGATCATCTCGCCAAAACTCTCGGCCATGTTTTTCAGACCTTTGTCGAAAGGATCGAATAGGAAATCAGCAAAGCTGTTTTGAATGTTCTCGGCTGCTGTTTTTGCGAATGTATCCATTTCCTTACTTGTTTCTTTCGTCCCTTCAGTCAGGTTTTTCATCGCCTGATCGTATTGTTGAATTCCGATGATGCCATCAAAAAACGCCTTATTCAGTATCTCAATATTGCTGTATAAACCCTGAGTTTTTGCCAAATCTGTACCACTAAGCAACGAAGCAAGGGCTGATGCATAGGCTTCCGCGGCAGCAACGCCATCCTGCGACATCTCTCGGTTCATCCCATTGATAGCGTCCTGTTGTTCATTGATGAAACGCTTGATCTCGTCAGCCTGTTCTTTCATCGCGGCAGTACGTTGTGCATGGAACGGGTCGATTTCATCAAGCCTCATTGACTTTGCCGATCCACCGGATGGAGTGGTGATTTTTCCATCTGACCCTGGCGTCTGCGGAACTTTATAATTCTCGAATCCCTTTCCGAGCGCCAACGCAGTCTCACGCGAATACTGCTTTAGGATTGCCAGTTGCGCATTTAGTCCGCGCAGACGTTCCTCAAATCCTGACGTATCCTTGCCGCTCGATTTGCCACGGTCGATTGCTCCTTGAACGGCAACGATGTCATCCTTGACGCGTCGTAGTACGGTGCTGATCTCCCCTGTACCAGCAGTGATATTCAACGTGTTGAATAGTCCACCCTGCCCAATCAAATTCTTGACCAGGACAATGCGGCTCATTATTTCGTTAAGCGCAGGAACAAGCGCAGTAAGCAACTCAGCCGCGAGACCTGCCGCGTTTTGTTTCAACTCCGCCAAGGTGTCATTGAATTTGTCGGCATCTGGTGCAAGTTTCGCCATCGAATTGGCAAACGATTCTGAAGATGCTGCGGAAGCGCGCAGCGCATCTCCGCCATCCTTCAGCATTGGCACAAGTTCGTTGTAGCTTTTTCCGAGTACCTGCGACAGCAAAGCAGCGCGCCGGGTAGGATCATGGATGCGCTGCACCGCATCGGCAAGTTGGAAAAACGCCTCTTTCGGGTCTTTAGCTGTGATCCCGAGTTGCTTTAATGCGCCGGCTAGATTCTTGTTTCCGAGTTCAGCCTCGCCAATTGATTTTGATAGCCGCGCAATACCGACCCCAACGCTGTCCAGGCTAGTCCCGCTCTGCTCGGCTGCCAGCTTGAAACTGGCTAAATCCTTGACCGATACACCAAGGCGCTGGCTCATATCATTGAGCGCGTCGGCGGCATCAATGCCAGACTTGACGAACGATGCCAGCGCACCCACGCTGATAGCCCCAAATGCTGCTTTTAGGCTGCTGCTCATCGCCGCCGCACGTTTGTCAACACGGTCAAGGCTTTTAACGGCCTTGTTCATGCCTTCCTCAAAACCGGCGACCTTGGCAGTAAGGTCAATTGCCAGGGTGCTGAATGCCATTTATTTTCTCCGGTTCGCCGCGTCAATGCGTTTTTTCATGGTGCGTTCAAATTCTTTTAATGCGGCCCCGCCCTGCGAACTGAATGCCTTGCCGATGAAGTCATCGCCAGGAATCCATTTCACTTTCCCAGATTCGCGTTGTGCTTTCAGGTTAAGCGAGCGGGTAAGTCTGCCACCTTTGACTCGTCGTGTTCCGACAGCATGGAAACCAGCAGCAATAAAGCGGTAGTAATATGGATCGTGCGGAGACTTCGCACCCTTGGCAGCGCCTCTATTTGCGACGGGCTTGATGTAAAGCCCGATCAGCTTTTTACGGCTGGCAATGCGGCTATTTGATGCCAGGGTGCGCGCCCTCATCAATCCTGGCGTGCGGTATTTGCTTGGCTTCTTCAATACCTTGGCATTTGCTTTGGCAGCGTTGATCAATGGCTTCGCGGCTGCCCGCAATGCTGACCTGACTACTCGCTTGGCAATATCATTCTTCAATTCTGCGACGGCCTTGTTGAAGTCTTCGATGCCGCGAATACTAGACATTCATCGACTCCATGAAATCACGCAAGGCGAACAATTCAGCGGTCATTGTGTCCACATCTGAAATGCCGTGAATCTCGATCAGCAACGGAAGTGCCTGCCAGTCGATCCCCCTGCATTCATTCCAGATACGAACAATAAGCGGCGACGGGCATGGGCCTGGCTCAAATGGTAGCTGCGTCCGTTCAAGCCAGGCGGTCAGTTTTTTACTGCTGACTCCCGCTTATCGGCATGAGCTTTGTAAGCGTCCATGATGGCCTGGGCAAGCGGTTCCCATACGGTAGGCTCATCCGCTACCCATTCACCGAACAGATCGGCATCGAACGGGAGTTTTATACCAGTACCGCCAGGGATAACGTCCAGTTCGGTCAAATCCCAGCCGATAGTGAACCGTTTTACGATGGCAAGCATATCCATATCATCCCGGCCGATACGGATGGCTTCCTCATCTGTGGGTCGGCGAATGGTGAACGATTTTTCATTCACCTCCACACCGACCTCTCGCGCCTTGCGGATTTTGTCGATCAGGCTCATCAGCTCGCGTAAATCGCAGGTGTGCCGAATGCGG